CGATTCCGACACTGTTGTAACATTTGGACATTGGTTTAACTCCTTAGTTTAAGCAAGTTTGGGTTTGAGACCCCGAAGGCATCTCTCACCACATTTACAGTGTAACACAGTTCACTCTTTCCAAGTATGGCGGTGAACCACACGGTATATGGTGCCATAACCGACCCCATATTCCTTTGACAGCGACAACGCAGACTGCCCTTCACTATGAAGGTGTCTAATCATCCTTACTTCATTCCAGCCCAGAACGGCACTGTAATTGTTTTCACCAGAGTTATCTATGGTAGAGAAGTAAGGTGTGCGGCGACCCTTTTTAATGGCATCGCGATTGTTGTCTTGTTTTGTTCCTAAGAACAAATTATCCAGATAATTAATTTCTGGATTTGGTAGAGTTTCGTCTTTATGTAAGATGAATAAACCATCTTTATACCCCTCTAGGAAGTTCCTACCTACCAAAGTATGAACCCAGCGATGCTTCGGCTTCCCATTAAGGCGAAGAGTCACAACACTATAATAGAGAGTTGACGCGCGGGAACTTAAAAGCTTCCCTGTCTTTATCGACCTTACCTTACCAAGCGTCGATACTTCATAAAGAGGAAACCCCGAGATGGGTTTCCAGAGTTCCATTAGTGTAAGGAGAACTACATTATTTATAACCTATTTTGGTGTGTTTGTCAACGCCTATTTCCGATGGAGTATTTGGCGACCAGGTGCCACTCTCTCTTCTCACGGAACGGGAGGATCTTGATTTGACTGACAGGAGCGTGATCCGAATGAAGTTCAGGTGAGACAATAGTAACCAACCCCCAGTCCTGGAGGAGTTTAGCGATGCGATTGCGACGCTGAATATCATTCACAGTTAAGTTGCTCTCCTTACCATCGAGGAGGAACATTTCCTTGAAAGAAACGATAAAGTATTGGCCCTGCTTATGTAGGATATGGCAAGACTGATACAGTTTGTTGCTATTGCGAGAAGCGACACCAATCCGGGTCAGCGTTTCTCTCACTTTTAAGAAATCATCTGGATGCTGGAGTGTTACCTCCAACATCATTGTTGCATCCCAATTCATAATAAAAGATTATTCCTCTATTATTTAGGGAAACCAGAACTTTGACTTCAGTTGGTAGAATAATTCTCCCGATACCTCTCGACTTCTTTGATGGCATTCTCATAGCGATCCCAGATCTCTTCGCTATCTCCAGTCTGGTTCTCTTGGTAATACTTAAGTGCCTGTAGGGCACGCAGCAAGGTGTCAGGTGAGAGTTGCATCAGAGGGTTCCTCCTTTGTCTTGTGTTTTCATTATGGCACGAAGGTCATCCTCAGTCAATACCTGCAGTGCCTCCAGTGCCTTTTGTTTAGAATACTTAAAGTATTGCTGCACAAGTTCAAGTTGCGGATGATCGACAGGTTTCTTAGGGAAACCGAAGCGACGACCCTTACGAACACCATAATAATAGAAGTCATACTGCAATCCAGGACCAAGTGCGTGGTATTGATTCATCTCCTCCGCGAGAAGTACCGTGTCGAGATGCATGGCAAAAGCACGATTCATAAGGAACGGTACATACCCAGACAGGTCATCACCTAGATACTCATTCTTCTCATTCGCAGACTTGACGAAGTCAAACGGGGATCTTTTAGCCATTGAGTTGCTGCTGCTCCGTCAGGTGGTTACCAGGCATTCTAACAGAACATGGATTGTCTGTTTCCTTTGCTTCACTGAAGTACATCATTGCCTCAGGATAAGACAAGTTTGTCAGTAGTGTTCCATCACGATACATGACAGACCACCCAAGAGAACTACCATCACTGAACATCGGTTTTCACCTCCATAAGTCGTTTAATAAGGTCATTTGCTTCTGATACATCCGGTGGTGGGAGATCCACGGTGTCAAGAATATCATTGATCCACCAGAGTAGATCTTCTTTCAGGAGTTCATCCATCACTTCCACTCCATTTCCATCATCAGTTGGGCACACAATGCCAGCAGTGTAATGCAGGGATCGGCACCAGACATCAACTTATGGGAGTACTCACCAAAGATAAGCACCGCTTGTGGTTTGGATTGGTTGGTGATCTGAGACTGTAAAGCGCGATACAGACTACTCTCAACCTGACGGGGGTGCAGGTGGGCGTTCTCGAAGATCCATTCAGATACATCAGTCCAACGCTTTGCCTTTAGCAACTCAACGAGAGCGTCAGCAGAGGTGGATAGGATGTCTTTGGAAAGTTCACCGCCATGAATGTTACCCTGAACAGTGTTCAACACACCACGCCAATCGGGTGCCTTGGACATGATGAACTTCGCCAAGATCTGCTGATCAAAGGTAACCTCATTCTTCTTGAGGATACCAACAACAGACTTGAAGAACTCACCAGACAGTTTGACGACTTCCTTTTGATCCCGAACGTGGAAGTCGAACACAGTACAACGACTGTGGATAGCATCGATGATGTTGTGTGGGTAGTTACAGGTGAGAATGAACCGGCAGTGGTTCTGGAACTCCTCGATGAGAGCACGCAGCGCCTTCTGGGAGTCTTGTGTCAGGTTGTCTGCCTCATCTAGCAGTACCACCTTCTTATCGCCCGTCAGGGCGACTGTAGAAGCGAATGATGCCACTGTGGTGCGGATGTCACCAATACCACGGTCGAGAGATGCGTTGACAAACAGCATGTCAACACCCAGTTCATCACAGAGTGCCTTAGAGATAGAAGTCTTACCACTACCAGCAGGACCGGCAAGGATCAGATTGGGGAACTCACCCTCGTTGACATACCCAGCAAACACATCCTTGATCCTTGCGGGAAGAATGCAATCTGAGATGGTCTTTGGTCTGTAGGATTCTACCCAGAGATAGGTATCTGACATGAGAGAGTTCGGGTTATGAAATGAGTATAACAGAAAAGACCCTGGGTGTCCAGGGTCTTAGAGGTCAGTATTGAGGGAAGAGTTCAAAAGTTAGACTACGACCAAAGACACTAAATGCCTTGTATAGCAATGAATCACCACCCAGTTGGAATACAACCCAAGGTGAGAAGGATCGGTCGTAACTTAGTTCATACTGAACGACAATCCGGTCGGAGAAGAATGAATAGCGGTAACCTTTTATATATTGGTTACCGTAAGTTTCGTAAGTCATAGTATGTAACCTCGGCGGATAAGGTCATCACGACGCTGTCGTTCACCAATACGAGTGAACTCACGATTGATCCCATCAAAGAGACCGACGAGGAGTGCAATAGACAGGTCGGTCAAAAGACCTTGTATAAGAAAGTCAGGCATTAGAAGAATAGCAGTGTTATCAGTTTGTGGAGTTCAATACACATCAGGAAAGACACGAGACCAACAAAGTCCCACATCTTAGCCCGAATACCCCAGGGCATAACCAAAAAGTTGGCAGCGAGCCGGATGAGAATTCCAGTGAGAAGATCCACGTTTAGGAGGATAATGTAACCGGTGGGAATCATAAGATTCCCAAACCGGCGCATCCACACTAACCAGTCAATCTTCTTGCTGTTGTGCTGCTTCATGCGGTAAAGGTGCTGTCGGGTTCCAGAGCGATAAAGTATGTGAGGGGCAGAGAGTGTGATGTGAACTTCGCCAGGTTCTTGGCGGAGAGGATCACGTCATAGTCACCAGCAAGCAACTTAAGGTTCTCAACCTTCAGGTTGAAGGAGAAGGTACTGACGGTTTCACCGACGGCAATCCTGTAGGAGTTGCTACCACTGTTCTTCTTGTCACGAACAGTCAGGTAGATTTGCTCACCGTCGCCAACAAGAGACACATCGGGGATCTGGAGCACTGCTGCTGCCTTCTTCACGGTTGCCAGTTGCTCTTCGGTCAGAACCGCACACACATCCTCTGAGGGGAGTTTCAGTTCCTTCTCAGGTGGAGCAGCGATGACTGAAGGATCGGAGTAACGATACTCGATGGAGTCGGTACCGTTGGTGATCACGATAGCGTGCTCTTCCAGGTGCACCTCAGCATCTTCGATGAGCGAGAGGCAATTCAGGAACTGGTTAAGGTCATAGATGGCAACGTCACGGGTGAACTCCTCAGTGATGGTTGCCTCAACGAGGATGTTTTTCATCACACTCATGCTCCGCAGTTGCTTACCGGCACGGATCAGAATGGATTGGTTGATAGCACTGAAATTCTTCAGAAGTGCCAGAGTATCAGGAGTGAGTTTCATAGTGAAGGTTGGTTATGAGATGAGTATAATAGTTTATGGAGTGCTTGTCAACAGGTCGGACCAACAGAAGGATCCCATCCACATGCATGTTCGTTCAGAAGCAACTTCTCGTCATCATAGTGGCAATTGTCATATACACTCATGAGTTTGTCGTATGCATCTGCAGAATCCACAACTGCATTCTGGGACTGCCTCTCCAGTGCAATTCGGAGGAGAACGAAGTAACCAATCAGATCGGTGATTACATCCTCATCATCCCCGACAAGTCCAGTGCCGCGGCTGATGCGAGATAGTTTGTCATCAATTCGCACCAAGATCTGCTCCACAGGAGTAGACTGTGACATAACGCGAACCGGTTCAAGGGCAGAGTCGCCATACTTGCGGTTCTTCTCAAGCAAGAGATCACGAACGGAGTCACAGATGCGCTTGATGTCGTTCTGAGTATTAGACATTGAGAGATTCCTTAAGTTGGTTTACTTTTGTTTCAACAAGATGGAAAGAACTGACCCACCCATAGGCAACTCTCCCATCTTCAGTAGTGACAGTGATCTTTACAGTACTGTCTTCCAGTTGCTCGGTGGTGATGTTCATTAGCGGTTTGTCCAGATAAATTCGACGTTGATTGAGTCCTTGATAGACAAGTACACTGGGTTCATGTAGGCAACTGCCTTCAGAACATTTGCCTTGTTCACATCAATATGTTCAGGGAATGTGATGCTGATCACAATACGATCGACCCGCCGAGGGGCGTCTTTAGCAATGTACTTAGTGGTCTCTGCTGTAGTACCAAACATATCCCACCCAAGGTGACCCGCTTGGATCGACATTGCTGTCAGTGCAGCACTACCAGCGGAAGTGGCGAGGAGGTCAGTTGGGGCGAAACCCCTACCGAGTCCATCATGATCAGTCGGTGCATCTGTAACAATCTGCTCACCTGAGAGGCGATGAGTTGAGAGGCACCGGTGATCCCCAAGATAAATCTGTTCGATTTTGGTTGCCATGGGAGTTTCCCTTCATTGCATACATTATAACACGAAAAGACCCTCCTTATAAGGAGGGTCAGTGAAAGATGAGTCATTAGACTCAGCGCCATATCAGAAGGAGAACTTCTTGGTGCTGCTGCCATACAGAGCGGCATAGTGGCGGGGGTGCACTTCTTGGTTCAGAAGACCGTTATCACGGAGGAAGACTGCCTCTTGGATCAGTCGGAACTGAGCGCGATCGTTGCGGCGTTCAATCTCACGCTCTGCTGCATCACGGAACTGACCAGCACCCAGAGGGATGTTGATACCGATGGAGACACCATAGTCTGAGCGGTTGTTGTTGTTTCCGGCACCATAGATGTCATTGTAGTTTGAACCAGAGGCAAAACCACCCGCACTAATAGTTGTCAGGGGAACCACAATGTCGCCAATCTGACCGGGAGCACCGGATCCGGGCAGAGGTGCCACTGCGGTCTCGGGAAGGTCGCCGTACTGCGTATAGGTGTTGCCACCAGTGTTCACTGTTGTGTTCTGACGGTTGCCGTTGTTGTTGGCGGAAGAGTGGGAGTTGCTGCTGGTAGTGTTTTGGTTCTCGGACGAAACATTGTTTTGGTTCTCGGACGAAACATTGTTTTGGTTCTCAGAAGAGACATTATTCTCTGAGTTACCGGAACCGTTCACCGACTGCTGCTGGTCACCACCACGGGAGATGTTGGCATTTACGTTGGTGGAACTCTGCCCTTGGCCCTGAACTTGGCCCTGACCTTGGAGTTGCCCTTGATGGTTGGAGTTAGTGTTGGTGTTGTCATTGGCGTTGTTGGAGTTACCAGAACCATAAACACCGGACTGGGAACTTGAAGACGAATCGCCACCGATGCCAGTGCCACCGAGGCCAATGCCACCAGCGCCGCCATGTCCACCAGCACCACCTTGACCACCTTGACCACCTTGGCCGCCAGCACCACCTTGACCGCCGTGGCCGCCAGCGCCACCTTGGGCCGATGCAGAAGCGTTGTTGTTTGTGGTGTTGTTGACCACATGGTCACCGTTGTTATTCACCGTGTCACCGCAGCGGTTGCGGCAACCATTGCCATTATTATTGCCGCCTGCCAATGCTGCGCCAGGTGTGAGGATAGCACCTACGAGCAGAAGAGGGAAGAGTTTCATAATAAAAGAAGTCATGTGCTTTTGTGACTCCCTTATCATAGTCTAGATTCGGTTATCCGTCAAGTCAACTTTACAAATCTTCACAGAGTGAAGAGACGGATGATGTTGATGATGCTGTAGATAGAAATCACGGCTCCGATATCCCAATACCCCTTGCGGATGGCATACGGCAGGCAGATGAAGTCAGAGAAGAGCATCACAGACACACCCACAGGCACACTGACATACAGAATAATAAAGTGAGATAGGATGAGCAGTCCAGAACCAAACCACCTCACACGAAGAAGTGTTCGGTCAGGGATACCAGGGAGAAGACTCTTACTTAACTTCTCAAGTAAACTTTTGAATGATTTCATAGTTCCAGACTGAAATTAACATCAAAGTCGGGGTTGATTTCACTTGGGTAACCCTTGGGGTTCGATAGCACAACGCAATTCCCGACTGTGTAGCGCTTGCTTGAGTGAACATGCCCGTGTGCCCAATAAAGAACATTCGGATGTTGTTCGATTAGGTCACTAAAATCAGAGGCATAAGCAGTCACCACTTCACTTCCAGTGTAATCTTCATCGATCGACTGGAAGGTTGGGCAATGGTGGGTGACAACAAAGACTGGACCGTTCAGAGTTGGTAGGCACTGCTTGAACCATTCAATGGTGTTCTTGTTCTCATTCTGGATAAAGTTGGTGTTGATCTTCTCACACGTATCATAAGATTGGAAGATGGCGTGATAGTCATTGAGACCATTCTGTGCCGCTTCTTTACACTTCTCGTCACCTTTACCGAAATCACTCCACATAGTAGCACCAATGAAGTGCCAACCATTATAGAATTCGGAGTTATTATCCAGAAGAGTAATACCTTCGGGTAGATTATTTCTCAGGATGTCAGCGGTGGTGCTGAATACACCATTGTAATGTTCATGGTTCCCCATGACATAGAAGACCTTATCGTATCCAAGAACACAACGCTTGAAGAAACGGGTATACACACCACGCAATTCTTCATCACACCGATGCACGAATGCTACGGCATCACAGATGTCACCAGCAAGGATGAGAACATCACCCGTACCAGGATCCAAGTCTTCTGTATCTGGTTTAGAGAACTCCAGATGCAAGTCTGAGAGTACTTTTACTTTCATAAGTGTGAGTGATCAGTGCGGGTGGGAATAATCGAAGTGTATGGTGAGAGTTGCTTAGCATCAAGGATACCACACACAACT